TGTGTTCACTTGCGCTTCCATTGTTTTTCCTTAGTTAATTTATCGTGTTTAAAAGTATCTATTTGATTCTCTTTGGTAAAGGGCTCCACGCCTGAAACCCGCCATCTTTGTGCCACAGCCCAATCACCGCAACACCTCCATCAGTCAGTAGCAGCAACTTTCGGCCAACCGGAGGACTTCGTTTTGCAGGATCACGCCAATACACTTCTCCGGGTTTGGCGCTGCACGCAGGTAAATTTACGTTATCTCGCATTGATAATCATTTCTGAATTTGTGGAGCTTTCCAGTTGAGCTTAATTGGCTCTAAATTAGCCCAGAACGAAATGCTTTTTTGCTTGCTTACGTAAAGACCAACCGTATCCGCTAAATAAACAATCTCGCCGTTTTTCGTCATCCATTTAGGTCCTGTTTTGAGGCTCCGCATGTTCGCCAAGTGCGCCTTGCTGACTGACAATTGTTTAGCCGTCTCATCAACAGACAGATACTTCTGTTTTTTAACTTGCGCCGTATCCATATGCACCACCTCTCAATGAGTAGGTTGATTGTCGATTCGCATGCGCATACGCTCCAGGATTGCGCGCATCCTCTCGGTAGCCTCGGAAACTTCGGCAGAGTAAGTGCTGGATTTATAGTCGGCCATAACAGCCGCTTGTATATCAAGCGCCGCATCTTCTAAAAACCCTTGAAAATCATAACGATCATTTTCGTCAATCATTTTTGTCTCCTTTGACTTGTTACATAGGGCATGGGCCGTTAAACGGTGGCCATCCGTGCCTATCCTCTTCAGCGATTCCGCGCTCTGCCTGAGACGTCCATATTTCGACCATCTGACAATAACGAGCCATCTCAATGTCATCGTCGTTATCTTTGCTGCACGCAGTAATTAATAACGCCGCACAACACATCAAAAACGGTTTAAAAAGTCGGCACATATTTAGAAAGACTCCATCCAAAGCGGGCACCTGACCCTGCAAGAAAAAACGACACACAATCTTCGTACTTGCCAGAAAATACAATGTGTCCTTTTTTGTTTTTAATCACGTGATCCCAGTTTTTCCAGTTCATGTAAGTTAACTCCATCGGACTCAAGACCTTTTTTGATGTAGAAAACAATCTGCCCTGCATAGGTTCTAGTGTTTAACTTAGCCTTCTTGCCTATCTCGTTTTTGAGGTATGTCGGAAGGCGAATCGATAGGGTGTTGCTTGGTTGGTTTTTCATGTGTTGATCTCCTTTTTGTTCATGAATGTAAGAATATTAGTACAAATACAGTCGTGTGTCAACAGGTGTATCGCAACAGATTACAGATCTATCACGTAGGCAATGCTTACGCCGTCAATTGCTCCGTTCGGAGCGATCGGTGTGATGATGTATTTAGGCGGGATGGTTGCGCCAACTAATACGCCGACTAGATTTGCGGCCATGTCTTTGAACGACGGGGTACCTGCCCCTGACATGTCGGACAGTTCTTTCGCGATTCCTGGGGCTATGGCAATTGCAATGCCTGTAATCCCTGGATGTGTCCGTGTTGTGATGCTTGAGATAGTGGCAGACGTTGCAAAGTGGGATAGTTTGTCTATCCCTGTTATGTCATCTGCCATCGAGTTTTGAGCGACTCCAATTGAGGACAAAAGCAGAACAATTTTTGCGATGATCTTCAATGGCATTACGCGATGTCTTTGTGTTTAGTCATGCAATCACAAGCACGCCTTCCTTGCTCACATGATCCTCGGCAGACTGGGGATGTGCGATTTGATGAAAAAACAACAATCGACAGCATTCCTCCGATTGCAACCAAGACATATATGGCAATCAACAAATTGATCATCTTTCAACGTCTTTCACAAATGTGCCGTCTGGCATTAGCGTGCCTTTTCGGTCTTTGATTTGGTCATACGCTCCTGCCAAGCATTTGACAATGCTGATATCTCGTAAAGCGCAGTAGTTGATTAAGCAAACCAGCACATCGCCTACAGCATCTTGGATAGCATCATGGTCGCGTTTGCCTTCGGCATCGCATAGTTCGCCCAACTCGCTAACCGCCTTTAGAAGCTGACTGCTTGGCGTTGCGTTAGGGATAATCTTGCGTGCTTCTGCCCACCTGATAACTTTCATTTCGAGATCATTCCAACTCATAAAATCCCCTTCAAATAGTCGTCGGTCACGCATTGGCTAACGCATTCAAGTTTTTGCAAAGCCACCTCAAGAGCACGCCTTAAGTCGTCAATCTCCTCCTGCATGCGTGCCTGTATCATTGAGTCGTTAACGATGCCTGTGTGTATATCGCAACGCTCAACCCATGTCGGGATGTGACGACGAGCTGAGATTTTTTTGTTTGATCTCATTCCACCACCTCAGCTTTCCGTAAGACGGCACCAAACCTGCGGCGGAATTCTGCCGCTTGAGCGTCCCGCACTGCGTCCCACGCTGCGGCCCGCTCTGCGAAGCTTACTGCGACCCTAGTTGCGGCCCGCGCTGCGGCATTCGCTGCGTCCCACGCTGCATCCAACGCTGCATCCCTCGCTGCGTCACTAACTGCATACCACACTGCCGGATTCACCGCGGCATTCGCTGCGGCATGGGCTGCGTCCCACGCTACAGCACTTTCTGCGGCCCGCGCTGCGGCATTGGCTGCGTCCCACGCTGCGTCCCGCGCTGCGGACCACGCTGCAAATAACTCATCATCAGTTGCGTCTCCGGTCGCGTATCGCTCTGCGACATCTAAAGCATTAATAGATCGTTGGTCTGGCATAAGGTGCTGGACTTGTCTTGCGCACCACACTGCAAACAACCGTGCGTCTCTGTCAATACCGTCTACTGTGTGCAAACACCATATCGCATCCTCGATACCATTGCTGTCTAAGATGGTTATGATTGATAGCGGTTCATCGTCTGATTTAGTTTTCTTAAGATTACGCAAAAGTTTTTTCCATCCATCAAAGCATGGTTGGTTAGTCCTAATCTTATTTAATGTCGTGTAGTAGGTCATTCATTTTCCTTTGCAAGCTCAGCGGCAGCGCGGACAATGGCGCGGCGTGTAGCGGCGCATGGGTCGAGATTGAAAGACTCAAGCACCTTGATGCCAGATGAGTGCCTGACCTCAACGCTTCCGCGCCCTATATAAATTTCAAATAACAACTTCACCGCCAAGCGCAGCGCATCGTCATCATCGGTAAGAGGATTAAATAGAGACTTGTCTTTAGTTAGCTCTTGTCCAACCCACAGATACAAAAGGTTTCCGGCATCGCATTTCAAGTGACCTTTAATATGCAATTGCAGTGCTTTTGCGGCGGATTCTAGTAGTTCTAGATCACTCATTATTACCCTCCGATTGATCGATGGCGTAGATGTCAGCGCCCCAAAATCTGCGTCTAAAAAATGTCAATAAGTCTATCACAACTCGTGCTTGATATGACTACTTTTTAGCACTAAAAAGGGATATCGTCATCAATATCAGACAAGTCTGCACTTGCTTTAACTGTGTCTGGTTTGCTTTGTGTGTGCTCTTTTCTGCCTTCTCCGGTGCCTCCAAGGAGTTTTATAGAGTCGGCTCTAATCTCTGTTGATTGTTTTTCTATCCCGTCTTTGTCTTGATACTTGCGAGTAACGATCTTGCCGCTTACATAGACAAGAGTGCCTTTTTTTACCCAGGTTTGGACAATTTCTGCCAGCTTTCCAAAGACGCTCACGCGATGCCATTCGGTCGCCTCGCGTTTTTCTCCTGTTGCTTTGTCCGTCCATTTTTCTGTTGTTGCGATCGAAAACGACGCTACGGTGTCGCCGTTTTGCAGGCTGCGAACGTCAGGATCGCGCCCGACGTGTCCAATAATTTGCGCTTGATTTAACACTTGCTGCTCCTTGAATTAAGTAGTTCGACGGTTTTAGAAACTTCCGCAAGGAAAATGCTTACAGCCTCGCTGTATTGATCAATCAATAACTGATCTCGCTCAACTCTGATGATCTCGAGCATTAAATGCTCTGGTAGGCGCGGGTCGAAGCTAACAAAGTCAACCCATTGCCGACCCGTGCAGGCCATTTGCCATTGCATCTGAGGTATGTACTTAGACGGCGCTTTTTTGCTTGTCAGCGTCTCAATGTGCGTTTTTGTCTCTGGGCACTTGATCTCAATGAGTCCGTCATCCCCTACCAAGCCATCTGGGCTTGCACCGGCCATCGCAATAGTCGGATGGTCAACAAAGCCGACCTCGGTCACGATTAACCCTGTTTCTGTCTCATATGCCGACCTTGCCATCGGCTCGCATTCAACACCCCATTGCATAGCAGCAGACGTAAATCCTGGCGTGCTTTTGCCTGTCAGGCGCTCGGCAACTAGATCGATGCGGTAATTGGCCCGCGCTGCGGCCTCTCCGGTTTTGATCGTTGCCAGGACATCAGATAATCGGCTTGCCGTAACTTTGCCAAGCCTAGCCGCGAACCATTCTTCGCTGCGCTGGTCCATTATTCGGCCGCCTTTTGTGCTGCTGCTTTAAGCGATGCGCCGTGTTTTTGCCAAAACGCAGCTTTTTCCGGGCTCTTTGCCAACTTTCCGAAAGCCGCTGCTAGAGCTTCTTGACCAGCTAAAGCCGCTTCGCGCAATCCAGACAGGTGCTCTGTCTCGTATGTCTCAATATCCATAACCGGAGCACGCTGCACCACATGCGTCACGGCATCGGCATCGTTATCGCCCTCGGTCGGAATACAAAATGTCTGAAATGCCGCGTATTTATAAGCCGCCGACATTGCCTTATTTGTAGCCTTGTCTGCGCTATCCATTGCCTCGCCGTAGGTCTTAACCGTGTGCTTGCTGCCGTCGTGACTAGACACAAAGTCAAACTCAGCCTCGACAACGACCGAGAACAACACACCACCTTTAGCACTTGCACGCTCGGTCAGTTCACGCGACAAGATGCGCGGCATGATCACTAGGCCATGCTTTGCCATAACCGGGGCCAGAGCGTTGTAAACGTCATCGATCCCACGAAATGAGTAGCCCTGCTGTTGATTTTTGCGGCTCTTGCTAATCCCATCTTGGGCAATCTCAGCCGATACTGCTGCGATCAATTGATAAACTGTTTTGCTCATGTTTGGCTCTTTTAAATAATCAATCATCAAACGCTTCGTCTTGTGCCATTTCGTCAGCGTCAATAGTCGCCGACTCTTCCCAATATCCGACTATTTGGGCGTACAACATGCGACCGGCTTTTTCAAACTTTTTTGCTTTCAAAGCCTCGATTAATTCGACAACCTGGATATCATTAAAAGCTTCGAGAAAATTATCTTCGCTCCACGGGTAATGTTTTTCGCCTTCTGCCATCAGCCTTTCCCTGGCTGCAAAAAATAATCGCTCGAATTCGTCGCCAGAAAAGAAGTCTTGGCGCCGCATGTATCTTTCGAGGTCTATTGTTACCGCGCAATGTTTCATGATGTTTCTGTGTGCTCGTTAGCGACAAAAGAAGTTTAACAGAACACAAACGCAAACGCAAGCACTCTCTACACGTGCGCCAAACGGTGTCAATGTATAGAACACTTGACTCAGACGCGATCGGCCTGTATAGTAGTCTTGTGCTTAAAGTAGGGGGACACGTGAACGAAAAAGACGAAAGCAAAGAGCACTTAAAGCGTGCAATAGATATAGCAGGCGGTTTTCAAAAATTTGGGCGGTTGATGACAGTCAATGGCCCAAAAGGTGTAACTAGGTGCTGTGTCCATTTGTGGCTTAAGCCTGGGAAAAAAGTCCCGGCTGAATACTGTCCTGATATTGAAAAAGCCACTGGTGTTCTGTGCGAACAAATCCGACCTGATGTTAACTGGGCGGTTGTAAGGGGTGTCAAAAGTTAATTTAATTGATGCAAAACTGAGTTAATTTGTTTATAGTGTTACTAGACCCGGCTAGGTTGGAAGTCATGAGCCAACCGAAAAGCGAGCCTCCCGTCTGCCGGTCTACATGCGCCGTGAGAAGCGCAAAAGGCTGGTATCGATACAGTCTCCATTGGGGACGGTCTTAGATACCGTTTTCATCACTCTATGAGTGCACCGGCCCGGTAATTCTCACACTAGGGCCGTCCACCAATGGGGACTTTCATGCCATGTAGATTGATCCGCGATGACATGCTCGAGAGCGAGCGCGTTCTGGCTCTGCCAGTTGAGGCGCGCTGGCTGTATGTCACCATCTTGCTATCAGCAGACGACCTTGGTCTGTTTGAGGCCACTGCGTTCAAGCTGGCCAGGCGCTCGGACATCAAAAGAGAGACCGGAGAGAGGCTGCTAACGATGCTGGCCGACTCCGATTTGGTCCGCCTGTATGAGGTCAACGGCAAGCGTTACGGATTCGTTCCAAGGTTCCGCCAGCGCATCCAAATCAAGAACCTAAAGCACCCGGCGCCGCCTGATGCTCTAATGTGTGACGATGTAGACGCACTCAATAAAATCAAGCACTTAGCATCTAAAACAACCGTTGGGAAACCGTTGGATAACAGCTGCGCAACTGTTGGCCAACCGTCTGAAGCGAAAGCGAAAGCGAAACTAGAAGCGAAAGAACAACAAAAAGAAGAGACAGAAAAGACAAAACAACGCGCTACGCGCTCGCAGGCTGTCGCCTGCCCTGTTGGTGTCGGTCAGCAGGTCTGGGCTGACTGGCTTCAGCTTCGCAAAGTCAAGAAAGCGCCGGTCACTGAGTCGGCCTTGGCTGGCATCGAGAGGGAGGCAAAAGCAGCTGGCATGAGCCTGCAAGACGCGATGGCCTATAGCTGCGCGAGAGGATGGGCCGGTTTTAAGGCGGAGTGGATGCAATCCGCAGCACAAACGCAGTACGCAAAACAGCCGACAAGGAGATCAATCCATGACGAACGAGCAGACACAATCCGCGCACTTACCGGCAGAGACCGCCAGCCATCAGGCGAGATCATCGACATCGGGCCAGATCCCACAAGCTTGGATTGGTCGCCTTTTTGACCGGCTGTCCGGGTTCTACGGGGCAAAGTTTGCCGACCTGTGGCGTGGCTGCGATATGTCGACCGTCAAGGACACCTGGGCCGATGCACTAGCTGGTTACAGTGCCGACGAGATTCGTAGGGGGCTTGAACTTTGCAGGACTCGAGTTTTTCCGCCAACACTCCCGGAGTTCTTGATGCTGTGCCGACCGCCAATCGACCCCGAGTCTGCTTACATCGAAGCCTGCAAGCAGATGAGCGCACGAGACAACGGGGCGGACATCTGGAGCAATCCGGCGATTTTCTGGGCAGCTAGGGCATTTGGCGTGCACGAGTTGCGCGGATCAACCTGGCAGACAGCGAAAACCAGGTGGACTCGAATCCTCGACGAATACCTTGCCAAGCCATCGCACGACCCAGTACCGCAGCGCATGGCTTGCTTGCCAGAGCCAGGCAATGGCACCGCAGATCCCGCAAAGGTCAAGGCCGCGATGGACTTGCTGCGCAAGGCACTGTCGGCCAAGAGCGCCGCATTTACGGACGCGCCATGACCTGCAAGCAATGCACACAAGGCGGCGGCATGTACCACCTCGGATGCCTGGAGTGCTGCGCCCGCCTTGTCATGTCAGCCCGACCAAGCAAACAGAGGGCCGGGGCAATGCTGGCAGCAATCGCACGGCATCGAGACGCCCCTGAGCGCGAAAAAATTACGGAGCGGGTGGCCGTGCTATGTGGCAATGCCCATAGGAACGATTTAAACCCACCTAGCGGGGCTCGAAATGGGTGAGGCGAGGGTCTATGTCATGTCGCACGCAGAAGCCCGCAAAAGGGCTTTAAACGCGGTTGCCGAATCGCCGGATGGATACAGGGTCAAGATTGAGCCGCCGAAGCGATCGCTTGACCAGAACGCGAAATTTCACGCCTTGTGCTCTGATCTTGCCCGGCAGTGTGTCGAGTGGGGAGGTATGCCGAGGACGGCCGAAGACTGGAAAGTCCTGTTGGTGTCTGGTCACGCTGTGGCTACCGGGCTTGAGGCTGAGTTAGTCCGTGGGCTTGAGGGTGAGTTGGTGATGCTGCGCGAGAGTACTGCCGCGATGAGTAAGTCCAGGGGGTCAAGCCTTATCGAGTACGCTCTGGCGTGGTGCGCTCAGAACAACGTCAAAGTATCCGGGGGTTTTAATGATTGAAGCGGGAAATAAAGCATTAAAGCCGCCAAAAATGGTAAAATGCAAGGCATGCTGCACGTTATTTATTCGCGTGCGTCCGATGCAAAAGGCGTGCAGTGTTTCGTGCGCCGTCGATCTTTCAAAAATCAGCGCAGCAAAAGCCGAGGCTAAGCAGAAAAAAGCCGAGCGCAGGCAGGATAAGGCAAAGCTAGATGCAATGCGCACTAGGCCTCAATTAATGCGAGTTGCTCAATCTGCTTTTAATGTTTACGTCAGGGCGCGTGATGCGGGAAAACAATGCATCTCGTGCGGCAATCAGTTACCTATTAATGCGATAGGTGGTGCGTTTGATTGTGGTCATTATCGATCCGTTGGATCCGCCCCACATTTGAGATTTGATGAGCGCAATGCTCACGGACAGTGCAAGCACTGCAATCGATACTTATCCGGTAATCACGTTGAGTATCGTAAGGGATTGATTGCTAGGGTAGGGATAGAGACGGTTGAGGCTCTGGAGTGTGACCAAGAGCCCCGGAAATACTCAAAGGATGATTTGATCATGCTTGCCGAGAGTTACAGGCGGCAAGCCAGGATGATTAAACGATCGGCAGATGTATAAGTGTTGATGGTTTGCGAGAGTCTCTAACGATTAACCCGTCTGCGCGCTCGAGCATCCTCTCGTACTCGTCTGCGTTAAACAACACGAGTTCGCCGGATGGATCAAAAACCGCGAGAGTGTCTAGGTCCGAGAGTAATTGTTTGAGTCGTGTTTTGTGGTCGTGCATGTCTAGTGCCCTAGTAGACGTGCGGCTCACATAGGACCGCACAGGTTGATCGTTATCGGCTTGTTGTTTTAACGCTAAAGACTGCTGCTACCTTGGTATGGCTGGCAATCAGATCAGCCGGCACGTTTGCTGCTTTAGCAACCGATGCCCAGTCAACCGTTTTGCGATTGGATTCGACGACTGTAGATCGAAACAAAACCCCGTCAAACACTGATGTACCGCCCGAGGTTGCCTCATCCTTCATCGCCTCTTTGATTGCATCGGCTTGCTTTGTTAGCAGATCAATCTCTGCAAGCAATTGGCCAAGTTGATCAGCTTTCGAAATTACGAGGTCAGAGAGGTTCGACATTTGAGGCTCCTTGCTATCTCCGGTTCCGCCGGGTCGGTGCGTCACTGCATGTAGAGTATTGTATACATACCGTGTTAAAGTGTCAACAAGTTTTTACACAAGCCCATGCGCTTAGCATGGGTGTCTTGGTCAGTCAGATGATTAGCCGACGGTGTAGTGCATAACCGTCCAGCTCAGATCGTCCAGGTTTTCAACCGCGTCAACGTCGCGCCGATCCTGGTAGTAGTAAGCAGTCAGAGTCTCATCGCCGCACGACACGCTGGCGGTAAATTCGACCGTGTCGTCAATCTCTCTGTGGGAAAAATCTGGGCCCTCGCTGTCTACTCGGTCCACAGCCTCAATGCCGCACAGGTCAATGGCTTGTTTACGGGTAAGTGTTTGCATGATTTAGTCCTTTAGTCGGTCGTTAGTCAGTTGATTACTTAACACGTGCTTTTTCGATCAGCGAGCGCACCGGGCTGATCTTTGCGGTGTGCATGTCGATCACTTGCTTAGCCGTTACTTTTGCAAACCCTGACATCAAACTATTCCGCGATGCCTGGAGGTTGTCTGCATACCAAGCAAGCGATGGGTCTTGGCGCAGTTCGGTGTTGCTGATCTCTGCATCAAGCACTGCGAGCCAGTCAGATGCGATTTTCGACGCCCATGCGTTTTGCTTTTCGCTACCACCGTTGATCTGAATCGCTGCCATGTCTTGCTCCTTTGTGTGTCGCAGTGCGTTACTGCATGTAAAGAATTGTATACACATTGGCACAGGATGTCAACAAGTCTTAGCAGTTTTTTTTGCATTGATTGACTGTATCCGTAGCGCGACAGTTGATTGCGACGTAAAATCTAATACACGGGCCACCGCTTAGGCTCGACAACAAGTAGGCGAGACGATGGATAGTAAAAAAGTAGAGGGTAGTGTGCGGCGCAGGCCGCCGGCTGCTGGCAAGGGGCGGCCAAAGGGCTCGGTAAATAAGTTGACTGCAAGCGTCAAAGAGGCGATCGAGGCGGCGTTCCATGGCGTCGGCGGGCACGAATACCTAATGAGGCAAGCTAACGAGCACCCGCAGGCGTTTTTGACGTTGTTAGGCAAGATCATCCCGGCGCAGGTGCATGCAGAGCTAACCGGGCGCAACGGCGGCCCTATTGAGTCAGTAAGCCTGGACGTGACCAAGCTATCTACCGACGCTCTGGCTCAGATCATGGCGGCTAGGACTGGTGGCTCGGATGAGTGACATAGATCAAGTATTGTCCGAGCGTGGCGAGCGGTACGGTGAGTTTGTCAATCATGCAAGGATAAGTCAGGCGCTCAAAAAAGTAATATTTGAGTCAGCGACTCCGGGCTTGCTTGATGATGATATGTGCGAGGCGCTCGAGATGATCGCGCACAAGATCGCACGTATCTGCAACGGCGACCCGCGATATGTAGACTCTTGGACCGACATTGCTGGCTATGCGACTCTAGTAGCCCGGCGACTACTTAAGACCGATGCATCTGACTAAGGCCGACTTGGTGGCGGTAGAGCGTGAGCTGTGTAAGCGCAGCCTCGCTCACTTTGCGCGCCGTGCTTGGCATGTGCTAGAGCCAGCGGCAGAGCTTAAATGGGGATGGGCGCTCGATGCTATCTGCTTGCATCTTGAGGCGGTGACTGACGGTCGGATAACGCGCCTGCTGATGACCGTGCCGCCGGGGTCCATGAAATCGCTACTCACTGGCGTTATCTGGCCAGCATGGGAGTGGGGGCCGCGCAACATGCCCGAGATGCGATTTGTTGGCACCGCCCACGAGGAGCAGTTAGCAATCCGTGATAGCCGACGCTGCCGTGACCTAATCAAGTCAGACTGGTATCAGTCGCTCTGGCCCATCGAGCTATTATCCGACCTGGATGGCAAGCGGGAGTTTGGCAATACCCGCAAGGGCGTGCGCCAAGCCAGGAGCTTTACGAGTATGACCGGGGTACGCGGCGACCGTGTGATACTTGACGACCCAATCAGCGCAGACAACGCAAACAGTCAATCAAAACTTGACGCGGCAAAAATAGCATTTACAGAGACCCTGCCGACGCGCGTCAACTCTGATAAGTCTGCAATCGTGGTCATCATGCAGCGGCTGCACGAGGACGACACGTCGGGCGTCATCCTCAAGATGGGCTTGCCTTATGTGCATCTGTGCATCCCGATGCGGTTTGAGCCAGACAGGCGGTGTGTAACGTCGATTGGGTGGCAGGATCCTCGCACCGAGGCCGGAGAGTTAATGTTTCCGGAGCGGTTTGGCGAGCAGCAAGTAAGGGAGCTAGAGTCTACGCTCGGGACGTATGGCACTGCTGGCCAGCTACAGCAGCGACCATCCCCGCGCGGTGGTGGGATGCTCAAGTCATCGTGGCTGACGTACTGGCACACAGTGCCGCCCGCGCTCGACTTTAGGTTTGTCACTGCCGACACAGCGCAAAAGACAAGCACGCAGCACGATTACTCAGTGTTGCAGTGTTGGGGGCGCTCTGTGGCAGGCAAGGCGGTACTGCTAGACCAGATTAGGGGCAAGTGGGAGGCGCCTGATCTGATCACAGAGGCTCGTGCGTTTTGGCTTAAGCACCTGCACGATGGCAGGCCGATCATGACTAAGGCTCCGCTGCGGGCTATGTACGTTGAGGACAAGGTGTCCGGCACCGGGCTTATCCAGACATTGCGCCGCGAAAGCATTACCGTTTTGCCAGTCCAGCGCACTAAGGACAAGCAGTCCAGGGGATACGACGCAGCGCCATTTATCGAGTCCGGGAACGTTGTAGTCCCGCAAGATGCGCCTTGGTTATCTGATTTTTTAGCCGAGTTTTCGACATTTCCGAATGGCGCGCATGATGACCAACTTGACCCGTTATTTGATGCTATCGACCTTGCGCAAAAGCTGCCGTCTGTAAAATCACAGTCTGTTAAAGTGTTGCCAATAATGTCGCGTTGGTAGTACTCTCGCGCGCGAAAGGGCCAGATAATGCCGCGTATATCAAAATCACAAAAACTTTCAGAAATACACCAAGAAGCTCTTGCCGAGTTTGACGAGATCCAGGGAGTCATGCGAGATGAGCGTTTGCAGTGTTTGCAAGCAAGGCGTTTTTATTCGATTCGCGGCGCGCAGTGGGAAGGCAATCTAGGCGAGCAATTTTCCAACAAGCCAAAATTCGAAGTAAATAAAATACATTTGGCGGTTATTCGGATTATCAACGAATATCGAAATAACAAATTTGACCCGGTATTTGTAAGTAAAGACGGATCAAAGAACGATAGCCTTGCAGATTTTTGCGCCGGTTTATTCCGATCTGACATGCAAGATTCTGGCGCCGAAGAGGCCCTAGACAACGCTTTCGAGGAGGCTGTAGGTGGCGGGTTTGGTGCGGTAAGACTGCGCAACGTCCTCGAAGATGAGGAAGACGAGGAAAACGACGAGCAGCGGATCGTTATCGAGCCCATTTACGACGCTGATAGTTCGGTTTTCTACGACCTTGATTCAAAGCGCCAGGATAAGAGCGACGCCAAACGATGTTATGTGATTACTGCTATGTCTCGATCGGCATATGAGGCGGAGTACGGTGACAACCCAGCAAGCTGGCCTAAAGATATCCAACAACTAGAGTTTGACTGGGAGACTCCAGATTTTGTGTATGTCTGCGAGCACTATCGTGTTGAGGAGACCAGCGAAAAGCTTTACACATACGAGGGCGTTGACGGCACCCAGGAAAAGGTCTATCAGTCTCAACTCGACGCCGATGACGACCTAGAGGACGATTTGGTTGAGCGTGGTTACCGTGTCGTAAAAGAGCGCAAGGTCAAGCGTCGCAGGGTGCGCAAGTACATTTTTTCTGGGGTCCCGCTTGAGGACTGTGGATACATCGCAGGCCGGCACATCCCAATCGTCCCGACCTACGGTAAGCGTTGGATGGTTGATGGCGTGGAGCGTTGCATGGGGCACGTGCATTTAGCTCAAGACGCCCAGCGGTTAAAGAATATGCAACTCTCAAAGCTTGCGGAAATCAGCGCGCTATCGAGCGTCGAAAAGCCTATTTTTACGCCAGAGCAGATTGCAGGCCATCAATTAATGTGGGCAGAGGACAACCTTAAAGATTACCCGTACCTGCTGACCAATCCCATTACCGGGCCGGATGGATCAACTCAGGCCGTTGGACCTGTTGCGTACACTAAACCGCCGTCAATCCCTCCGGCGATGGCTGCGTTATTGCAGCTTACCGAGCAGGACATGGCGGATATCTTGGGCAGTACGCAGCAAGCCGACAAGATGGTGCCAAATATCTCAGGTAAGGCTGTTGAGTTAATCCAGGAGCGTATCGACGCACAAGCCTACATATACATGTCTAACCACGCCAAAATGCTTAAGCGCGTTGGCGAGGTCTATTTGAGCATGGCTAAAGATGTGTACGTCGAAGAGGGTCGCAAGGTTAAAGTTATTGACCCCCAAGAAAAAGTCGAGCCTGCCGTACTCATCAAACCAAAGGTCAACGACGAGACCGGCGAAATAGAGTATGAAAACGATATAAACGATGCTGATTTTGATGTTGTGGTGTCTGTAGGCCCGACATCGCGCAGCAAACGCCAATCCACATTGCGCGCATTGACTGGGATGATTGGTATCTCTGACGACCCCGAAACACGCCAAGTGCTGACAGCTATGGCGATGATGAACATGGAAGGCGAGGGTATCGAGCCGATCCGCGATTATTTCCGCAAGAAGCTTGTCAGGATTGGAGTTATTGATCCAACAGAGGAAGATAAAGCCGAGATGCAGGCAATGGCAGAAAATCAGCCGCAGGACCCGAACGCGGTATTTTTGCAGGCCGCAGCCGAGGAAGCTATGGCTAAAGCATCTCAGGCACGTGCATCGGTTATTAAGACTGTTGCTGATGCCGAGCTTACAAAAGCAAAAACAATCGAGACTTTAGGAAAGGTTGATTCGCAGGCTCAGGATCAAGTTATGCAAATGGTGCAAACATTAGGCGGGTCGCTTGGGTCGCCAGAGCAGATACAACAACCTAATATCACCCCACCGATGTAATATTATGTTTTATCGGTAACCGGCCGCCGTCAATGGCCGAGATTAAGGAAAAACGTGATGCTAGAAAACAAAGTCAATCAGGAACCGCAAGACATCGAAAACGAGTCGATCGACCAAGAGCCGGCCGAAGATATTAATGACGAGCCAAATACCGTCGAAGATGTCGAAGTCGAGCAGGAAGGCGACGACGAGCAGGAAGATGAGATTATCGTTTCGATTGGCGATGTTTCGCCCCAAGAGGAAGAGCGCAAGCCCGCCGCGAAGTGGATAAAAGAAGTACGCAAGATAAATCGCGAACTGGCACGTAAAAATCGAGAGCTTGAGGCGCAGTTAAACTCTACTAGGACCGAGCCCAATCCGGTCAAGGTAGTGGCTAAGCCCACGCTTGATGGTTGCGACTATGACTCGGAGCGGTATGAAGCCGAGTTAAGTTCGTGGTACGAGCAAAAGAGACAAGCGGATTTATTGGATGCCCAGGCCAAAGAGGCTGAAGCCCAGCAAATCCGCAAGTATCAAGAGCGATTAGCAGCGTATGGGAAGGCAAAAGCCGAGTTACGAGTGCGCGACTATGAGGACGCAGAGGAAACTGTTTTGCAGCACCTCGACATTCCTCAGCAAAACGTAATCGTAAAGGGCGCAGAGAACGCCGCATTGGTGGTCTATGCGCTTGGAAAAAACCCGACCAAGGCGAAGGAGCTAGCATCAATTAAAGACCCGATCGATTTTGCGTTCGCGATAGCACGACTGGAGAAAGATTTGAAAGTTAGCAACCGAACAAAAAAGGCGCCGCCACCTGAGAGGATAGTTACCGGGAGCGGGCGTATTTCTGGGTCAGTGGATTCTGAACTTGAACGGCTGCGGGCACACGCTGAAAAAACCGGCGATATTTCCGCAGTCCTTAGGTATAAACGTCAACGTAAAAAAACAGGTTAAAACATGTCTAACTCTTTCGGCAAAGAAGAGCGCGTACAGTTTGAGGACATCCTCGAAGGCTTCAATGACGCGCTTATCCTCTCCAAAAACGTCGCGGTTTATAACACCGACCAGACGATGATGGAGCGTACCGATAACGTTATTTGGCGTCCTCAGCCTTATATCGCGACGTCGTTTGACGGCACCGACCAAACGACCAATTTTAAGGACTATACCCAGTTGTCGGTCCCTGCGACTATTGGTTTTAAAAAGTCTGTCCCTTGGACGATGACTGCGACCGAACTTAGAGACGCGCTCCAAGAAGGCCGTCTCGGTAGCTCTGCTAAACAAACATTGGCAAGCGATATCAACGAGGCTGTGATGAACGTCGCAGCTCAACAAGGTACGTTGGTTGTTAAGCGCACCGCTGCCGCGTCTGGTTTTGATGATGTTGCGCAGTGCGAGGCAATTTTCAACGAGCAGGGCGTGCCGGCTAACGACCGCTATCTGGCTTTGTCTACTCGCGACTATAACGGCATGGCCTCCAACCTTGCCGTGAGCACCCGGTCGTTCGGCAACGATATTTCCGACCGCGCTCTGCGTGCCGCGTATGTCGGCCCCGTGGCGTCTTTTGAGACCTACAAGCTTGATTACGCTGTGCGTAAAACGGCAGCCGCCGGGGGCGCTGGCATCACGATGTCTACGCTTACCGCTGCTGGCAATTACTGGGTGCCTAAAGCAAAGACTGTCAGCGTTACCGGGGAGTCTGGCAACGTCGATAACCGTTTTCAGACCATCACGGTTTCGAGCACGACCAGCGTCGCTGCTGGCGATGCTTTCACAATTGCCAACTGCGAGGCTGTGCATCACATCACCAAGGGCAGCACGGGTCAGCTTAAGACCTTCCGTGTTATTTCGGTGCCATCTGCTACGACCTTGGTTATTTCGCCCCCGATTATCAGCAACCAGGGTGGCACGGATGCCGAGGCTCAGTATCAAAATGTGGTATTTACGGCGACGGCCTCGAACGCTGCTTTGGTGTTTTTGAACACGGCAACGGCTGCCATGAATCCGTTTTGGCAAAAAGACGCGATCGAAATCCTCCCCGGTCGTTATGCTGTGCCCGATAATGCTGGCGTTGCTGTGATGCGCGGATCTACGGATCAGGGCATTGAGTTGGTTATGACTAAGTTTTACGACATCAACACCATGAAAACTAAATTCCGGGTTGATACTCTGTTTGGTGTTGTCAATAAACAGCCCGAAATGTCCGGCATCATTATGTTCGGCCAGCCCTGATAAAAAGGATTAGATATCATGTTGTTATCTGCTAACGGGACCGTACAGGTCACCATCCCGGCCGGCGAATCGATCGCTGTTTATAGCCAAGGCTATGCAGCCGTGTCGCGTCTGGTCGGTTTCCCTAACTACCCCGACAAAATTGCAGCGGTCGGAACCGTCAACAACTCCCAGGCTGTTTTCGGCCCATACGCTAGTGGCGCTCAGATCATCATTGAGGCCCAAGGTGGCGTCGAAGTGCAGTACGAAGTCGGCAGTGCTCCGGTGGTCAAGCAAGACCGCCGTGAGGCAACGTTGCAGGTCACGCCAGTGGCGGTTAATGTCACCGGCACACTGACTGCCGCAAACTTGCTTGCTGGAATCATCACGTCAACCACTGCGGCCGCAGTTACTGGCACGCTCCCAACCGGCGCGTTGCTTGATGCTGCGTCGGATTTCGCGATTGATGAAGGGTTTGATTGGGTGGTTATCAATACTGGCGCGACTAACGCATTTACGATCGCAGTCGGAACCAACCACACGATCGTAGGATCTGCAACCGTGGCATTGTCTAGTTCTGGTAACTTCCGCACCCGTAAGACCGCCGCCAATACGTTTGTGACGTATCGAATCGGTTAATGTGCTTAGCCCGAGGGAGTTTCGACTCTCTCGGGTTTTTTTGAGGTGTACGTTATGCCGCTCAAAAAGGGTTACTCCAAAAAGAGTATTTCGACCAACATTTCCAGAGAGATGAAGGCTGGCAAACCGCAAAAGCAGGCGATTGCGATTGCATTATCAACCGCGCGCACGGCCGCCGCGAAGGCAGGCAAGCCTAGCAAAGCGCCCAAAAAGGCTAAGTGACAATGGAATATCCCGCGTTTGTATACCGAAAAGCAGACAAAGCCCGTCAAGACGGCAGCAAGTTTGATACCTTGTTGGTACACAACGACGACGAGCGCAAGAGTGCATTAGATGTGGGTTGGGCTGATGACGTATTACAGGCGCTGGCGCCAAAACAAAAGACCGTCGTTGTGGATGAGCCTGTTCGTGTTCCTGATGACGATGCGCCTCCTACTCGCGCAGAATTAGAATCCAAAGCAACAGAGTTAGGGTTAAAATTCGACGGGCGCACATCAGATCGCAAGCTTTGTCTAATGATCGATGAGGCATTGGGGGAATAATGGGATACAGCAAGCGTCAATTTGTGACCGCAGCGTTTGAGGAGTTGGGGCTTGCATCCTACGTTTTTGACTTGTCTCCAGAGCAGTTAGAAAGCGCTTTACGCCGTCTTGACACGATGATGGCAGAATGGAACGGGATGGGGATTAGATTGTCTTATCCGATCCCAGGAAGCCCTGAGAACAGCGATATTGATGCAGAGTCAACCGTCCCGGACTCGGCGAACGAGGCAATTATTGCTAATTTGGCTGTGCGTCTTGCTCCGGCTCTTGGAAAGACTGTCCAACCAGAGACTAAGGTTGTAGCAAAACAGGCTTATAACGTACTTTTAAGTCGCGCCGCCCATCCTATTAATATGTCTTTGCCAAACACAATGCCATCTGGATCCGGAACCAAACCGTGGCGCAGAGACAATGCGTTTCTGTACCCTCAGCCTCCGGCTATTGATGCCGGGTCAGACGGCACAATTGAGTTTAACTAGGGGGCTAATATGCCTACAATCAACCAGTTATCGACCGTTGACGATTTATCTGGGGGAGACCTTTTCCCGGTTTATGTAAGCGCAAACGGTGATGCTAGAAAAGTATCAGCGACAAACCTACGTGACTTTGTCTTATCAAATGCGTCTGTCACTGATGACAAAATCACGCAATACGCGGCTCCGTCGTCAACCGGGTTCACGGTGTCGATCCTAAATGGGTCTGAGAGCGTATGGTTAATTTTGCTTCCGACAGGTGGATTTGCTGCGGGGACTATTGTGTTGCCTGCTTTAGCGGTGTGTGTTGATAAGCAAGAGGTTTTGGTCAACTGCACCCAGGCCGTTTCAAGTCTCACGATCAACGGCAACGGCGCGACTGTCACTGGCGCTCCGACTTCGTTATCAACCAATGGGTTTTTTAGATTGCGGTTCGATGGGCTTGCAAAAGTCTGGTACCGCGTCGGTTAAGAGGCAATCATGACAATGCAAGCACCATTTGCGCCGAACTATGGATCCGGCGTAACAGTATCCCCAGGAACTGTATCGGCATCTACAACTTTGGCAAACAAAACCAAGTCTATTGTCCTCACAAACCTATCATCGTCTGTGGTGGCATATGTAAGGATTGGTGCTGCTAGCGCAGATGCGACAACGGCCGACTACCCTGTTTTGCCATCAACACAAATTGTGCTGAGCAAATCAGACGATGACCAAACTATCTCGTACATAACTGCATCAGGGACCGGATCTATGCATATCATGGCCGGAGAGGGTTATTAAATGTGGCCTCTGACGCGCCAACGTGATAGGCGAAGATTTTTTTCATTATCACGCTGGACCCCAGCCAATCTCACGTCTTATGTATGGCTTGACGCTGCGGACGCAAGCACGATTACGCTCAACGGCAGCACCGTAAGTCAGTGGGCGGACAAATCAGGAAACGGGCGCAATGCTACGCAAGTGACGACGGCGTATCAGCCGCTTTATTCTGCAACGGCAATAAACAATAAGGCGGCAATTATCACGGACGGAGTTGACGATGCTCTGTATGTCCAGTCGTGGGGCGTAATAAGCCATCCTTTTACGCGAGTGTTTGTGTTTAACCCGGTGACGATGGTTAGTAACAAGCATTATATAAACAACCAAAATGCACAACCTGGCGGGGAATTTAATGTTGCTGATCAGACAAACACATCAACAAGAATGGCGCAATATGCCGGCGCAACCGCCAACGCAGTTACTACTTCAGCGAATACTAATTACATACGCATAAGCGAGTTTGCAACAACAAATAGCCGCGTTTACACAAACGGGACGGTCACTGGACCGGCAAACTCTGGGAGTATAGGACTTAGAGGGGTGTGCATAGGAGGATATAGTCTTGATGGGAGTGGCCCGGTAGTTAATGCGTGTAATGCAAGATTTGGAGAAGTCTTAGTTATTCCCGGAGTATTAAGTACTGACAGCCGCCAGAGACTTGAAGGCTACCTAGCTTGGAAATGGAGTGGGTGGATATGAGTTTAGTTCGCGAGTTACCGTACACCCACCCCTACCGTTGGGATGGTACCTTGTTTGGTGGGCCAAGGTTGTGGCGGCCAAATGATTTAGGGTCTGCGCTTGCGCTCTGGCTTGACGCTGAAGACGCGGCAAGTATCACGCTCAACGGCGCGACTGTTAGCCAATGGAGTGATAAGTCTGGCAATAATCGTAACGCAACGCAAGCAACGGCGGCCAATCAGCCGACATGGACGGCATCTGGATTAAATAATAAGCCTGTAGTGAGATTCGACGGAGCCGGGGACACCATGGTTTTCCCGCAGGTCACCACGTTGCGGACGTTTGTTGCGCTAACCAAATGGACAGATGGCTCGGGTGACTTCAGAGTTATTATCGGAGACAGTACTGATTACTACCCGTTTCACGGCGCCACGGCAATCGCTGGAACCTTATTTCATCCATATCTTACACCTCCGTCAGTATTAAACGGAGGCAAATCAATAAATGGTGTTATGCAGGCGGCGGGATCCCTCTTGAGCAGATACATTACTCCGACAATTCATGTCTTAACCACGACTGCGCCCGTCAGTGTAAGTAGTTTTGATGATAGAAACCTTGAAAATAGAGGGTTTTTCGGCGATTACGCCGAAATGATTATTCTCGACTCCCCAGTTTCGGAGAGTGACCGCCAAAAATTAGAAGGTTACCTTGCTTGGAAGTGGGCTTTAGAAAGTTCTCTTCCCTCTGGGCATCCATACAAAAACAGGGCTCCAACACAGTAGGTTGAACTATGATGTACTTGGTATTTGATACGCTGGAAGCAGCAAAGAGTGCTCTGGAAACGATCTACAAAAACATGATCTTTGGCGTGTCATCGCCGGATCTGATGAATGTGGATAGCGGACAGGTGGTTGACAAGGACACGTTAACCCCAGAGCAAGCTATTGAGGTAAACGCTCATGATCGGAATTACCCGGTTTTTGGAGTCAATGCCGCTACGCAGGAACTCGACACACAAAGCGGTTACACGACCGCATGGGCGGTGCCGAAACAGCGGGTGACGGATTCCAAGTCTGTGTTCCCAAGGCCTGATGATGCGCTGATGGTTGGCGTGACGGGCTTTGTAGAGGAACAGTACGACTTGGATTGGTTCCCCGTGCAACACATGGAACCCTGACACGCGCTTTTGCAACCTCAGACAACCCGCTTCGGCGGGTTTTTTGTTTAAACAGTCAAATTGTGAAACGTGATTTAGATTTGGCATACCTGTAAGGCCGTTTTTCCCCGTCATGGGTTATTGGCACGACCATCAGGATTTCCGCAAGCCAACGCGATAAGTGGAGTGAAGTAATGGATTTGAACCTTGACGCAAGCAACCTTCCGACCAATCCCGAGGACTTGATGAAAGTCTTTGAGCAGCTTGAAGCCGGCGGCGAACCAAAAGCCCCCGAGCCCCAGGCGGACGAGTCAAAGGACGCCGAAGTCAAAAATGACCCGAAGAACGAGGACGATCAGAAAGCCGGGCAAGGGCAGTCTGAGCCGGAGAGCGAGCCGCAGGGCATCGCCACCAAAGACGGAAAGCACGTCATTCCGTATTCGGTGCTCAAAAGCGAGCGCGACCGTGCGTCACGGGCCGAGCAATTGGCCTCTGAAATGCGGGAGCGAGTCGAGGCACTTGAGGCAGCGGTTAAGGCAGCCAGTCAAGGGGCGAACAATGGTGAGAGCGCCCGCACCAATGCCAGTGAGCAGACTGTTAGCGATCTATCGTCTGACGACTTGGAAGCTCTGAAAGAGGACTTTCCTACGGTTTACAAGGCGGTGCAGGCGGCCATGGCAAAAGCCGCGCAGCTTGAAGCCAAATTGCAACCAGTAGAGGAAAGCGTGCGCAGTGCCGAGGCTGAGCAAGCGCGATCTGCAACGGAAACAGTGCAGGATGCGATTGATGCAGTGCCAAAGCTGGCGC